GACCAAAATAATCTAAACCACGTTTAGGCTTAATTACTTTTTCTGAAACATAAATCATTGCTTCACGGCAAGACATATGGCCAAGATCCATATGAGGAACTTCTTTTACAGAACGATCGTCATATCTATTCATAAACCATTCATAGCTTATATCAAAGTATTTTGCGGTTTCTTTATACAATTGATATTTAAAAGAAAGGTGTTTCCAACCTTTTTGTTTTTTGAAATAATCAGCAGCTGCGTCTTTTCCTGAAAGAGGAGGACCATTAAATAAAATGATCATGCAAATTGGTCCTCCACGATATTTAGAATTTCTTCGGAAAACGCATTTTTCCATTCTTGAGGTGTCATGCCCGAAAGAATGAATTCACGATCTTCAATTGATAAGTAAGGAAGTAAGTCATCCATACTTCCGTACCCAGCTTCGTATTGAGCAAAGTCTTTAGGATCCATAGGAATATCCTTTGTGCGGACAATTCCTGAAAAGGCACTTGTTTTTTTGATAATCATGACATTCTCCATTAACTGATTCTAGATTAATATAATCTATTCTAATAGAAATGTCAACCATTACTATCATCCATGAGCCATTTTAATCCCTTAACGTGGCTTCTATGGATTTTAGCTTGGCATATGCCGTTATAATATGAGTCGTCCAACAACGCATGACGAGTAATTTGTTCATAAAGTTCGAGATAGCCCATTTCACCTTTCTTATCGCAAAGATGTATTATTTCACGGTAAAAGTTATCTGGGCCTTTTTCTTCAACCATAAGTTTGACTTCTTCAGAAGAACCATAATATTTTTGCCAATCTGACTCAACAACTTTTGTGCGGCGTCGAGTTTTACCTTTTAAAGGTTTAAGTCTTCTTTTTGATTTGAAAAGCTTTTTACCGATATATTTTTTATCGTTAGAACCATCAGTGATTATATAGACAAAGCCAATATAATCTCCAATATGTTCAGAGGTGAATTCCTCACCTTTGTAATGCCACATAGAATAACCCCATAGTAATAGGATTATTTATACCATCATTTAGCGATCTTAGTTTTGATATTACCACACATTTTACATTGCATAGTATATTTACGTGATAGCTTTTTACTAGGAAGTTTAACGATGTCAGTTTGAATGATATGCCACCGATGAACGTGGCCATAAACAAGAAGCTGAATAATATTCCACATTAGGATCTCCGCATTTGTGCTGCGTCAACCATTGCTTTTTTGTTGTCCTTGCGAACTGGCATAAGGTTGGATTTATGAGTAGTTACAATGCCTGCAATTTCATTACCAGTGTATTTCATTTGTTCTTTCATAGAGCCATTACCAGCAACACGATCAGAGGTTACTCGAGGTCCTGTATTATAATTGGGTAGCTCATAACGGTAATCTTGTTTCTTACCAGTATACCCTACGCGTGCTAGAAACGCCTCGTGTTCAGCCTCTGCAGCTTGCAACCGTTTGCTTTTATTTTTAATTTTACGTTTTTTAGTATTAAGGGAACTCATCCCTCGCACAAGATGCATAGTCATTACTATACCTCTACAAACATAGTTTTAAGTTCTTCTTCGTCAAAGCCGTGGCCGTGACCCATAACTTGTTCATACAATTCCTGGAGCATATCGAATGATTCAGATTTGAAAAGATAAAGCGGGTTGCCACCAGCTGGGCCATTAGCCGTTATAAGTTGAGTGGTACAACCATGTTCAATTGCAAATCGTACAACCTCGTCGTGTGCTGCTTCGTGTGAGATGTCTAGTTCAACTGTGTATGTCATAATGTATTCCTTTTCATTTGATAGAATCAATCTACCACATTTAAAGAGTAATGTCAATAGTTAAAATGAATCTTGGCCAAAGTTTCGAGTGTTTTCAATTTCTGTAGCAAACTCGTTATATCCACCGATGTAATTATCGTGCCACCAAATTTGTGGAACTGTTTCTGCATCAGGTTTTAAATCATACATTTCTGTTCTGTATTGGTCAAAGTCAATGTTTTTATATTCGTATTCTAGGCCGTGGCGTTCTGCTAACTTTTTAGCACGCAAACAAAATCCGCAAGCGCTTTTACCATATATAACTACCATTCTGAATTCCATCCTTTCTTTTGTAACATGTATGTACCTTCAGGTAAGTCAAAAGAATGTACAAGCTGGTTAAACTGCGTGGCAGTTAATGCTATTACAGAAAACCTTTGCGTCTCTTCACACCATTGTCGAACATATGTAATGTCTTCATATAAAATAAATTGAACGTCTTCTTCTTTTCCTTCAGGATCAAGTAGAGTAATTAACGTTTCTTCCATGTCCATTTCTATTGTAAACATTGACTCCTCCTTTATTGTTATTTAGGAGTTTTTATAAGAATTTTGTCAATCTTTTTTTCAATATTTTCTATTCTTTTTAAAACTTCGCTGAGGATTTCAGGCAAAGGTGTTTCGCGTTTCGGTAGCTGAACTGGTGCTACGTCTTTATCATAATCAATTTCGTACACGTCGTTTTTCTTTTTAAACCACATTGTTTAATGTCTCCCACGTATCTTGCCAATCTTTAACTTGAAAACATCTAGCATTAGGATAATCTTTTAATGCATTTGCTAAAGACCAATCGTTTCCGCCGATTTCCATTTTATCTCCAAAGAAATAAATTTCATCGTCTTTACTAAAATCATCTAGGATTTGAGCTTTATCTCTTCCAATAGGATAAATGTCTAATCCTGTTTCACCACCGATTTGCGCAGTTAATCCTAAGCTTTCAGAACCAAATACATAATTGAAAGTTCTTGCTGTGTGTAAGCGGTCATTGTTTTTTCTATCATATTTGATATACCGTAATCTTTGTTCTGCAGTTGCATTACGTCCTACAATACTAAAGTTAACACAGCCGCGGCGTTCTTCAATATGATTACCAGTTTGTGGTAAAAACGGCGAACGAACAAGTTCCATTTCCAACCAATGGCGAGCGCTATCAGGTAATTGCCAACTTGAAGCATTGACGATCTTACCGCGAAATCTTGTTTCATTTCCGCTGCAATTATATACAGTAACAACTTCTTCGCAAATATCCTTACCAAGCTGTTCTAAAGTTTTTGGATAGTCACTGCCAGTAACAAGCCATGTTTTGTTTGTTTGAATAAAACCCCAAAACCATTTTTCAAAATGTTTGTTTATGCGCCGGCGACTCGGTGTAAGAGTTCCGTCAACATCAAATATGAATTTTTTTATTTCTGCCATGCGCACGCCGCCAATTCGTTATCCTCAAAGGTTGCAGATAAAACAGCTTGGTTAATATTACACTGTTGGCGAGTGCTGTAACGATTAAATTCTGTTACTTTGTATTCGTTATGTTCTGAAACCAATGTTATTACAAATAATATCCACATTAGTCTAATACCTTGTATACCCAGCGAGTTAGAGGAGGATCTCCAAAATATCGAGCGTAAACAATTTTACCAACGCGTTCAAAAATTAAATGTTTACTTTCATCGTTCGTTTCCATTATTCTCTTCCTGTCCAATGTTTCCGATTATGTGCTGTTGTAGTAAGGCTCTCAAACCTGCTAGCAATTTGGCGAACTTCATCGGAATCAAGATCGTCTGCTATTACACGTAGTCGAGCTAACCATAAAGTGTCTTGCTTGATAATATCAGCTGTACTGTAAATATCATTTTGGATAATACCAAGTGAGTTTAAATCATTCATTGTAAGTGGCTTTCTGCCTTCTGGTAGTTTAGCCATCTTATCGTTCCACCAAAGGTTTAATATTTTGATTATCATGATAATCGCCTGAAGCATAATAGTCACGGCTCGCTTCTTCTTTAATCATATTCCCATTACGCATACGATAGGTAATAATCTCGCGTCTAATTACACCTTCAGTGTCGGCGTCAAACGCATTCTTAAATGGTCCGTCAGTCATTACAAACTCTCCTTCTTAAATCACTTGTGCTAAAACGGTGATCTCGTTTATTAAAATATAAATCAATACCACGTTTGCGGCAAATATCTTTGCCTGTAAAATCTTTTTCTTTATACTCAACTCCGAGGACCCGCATATCTATGTGGTACATTGATAATATATCACAAAGATCGTCTTCTGTCAAATACGGAATGATCTCATCAACATAACTTATAGCCTTTAGTTGCGTGTAACGCTCGACAATTGTTTGAACTGGAGCGTTTTTTTCGGGGCGATCTAGCGCTGGGTTAATTTGCAAACCACAAATCAAATAGTCACACTGTTCTTTTGCATCACGTAACATTTGAACATGTCCTGCATGGAGCAGATCAAAAGCTGATGCTGTAAATCCAATTTTCATTTATTGGTTACTTTTAGCTGTATCAATATGTATAACATTTGACATATCCATTCTCAATTGGTTATTGTATTTTCTAGCTGATTCAATAATAGACATGCTTTCTCCATAACGCTCACCTGTTCTACATATAGCACTTGTGTCTTTTGGAAAACAATGGCCACCAAATCCACGCTCACGTGTAATCTGAGTATGGCTTTTTCCTATCCTACGGTCTTGTGTTATAAAATGAGATACTAATGCGTAATCAACTCCAGCAGCTTCACATAAATCATAAACTTGATTAAAGAATGCCACTTTAGTTGCTAAAAATGAATTAATAAAATATTTAGATAAAATTAATTCTTTAGGATCGGCAACTTCTAATTTACAGTTTAGCTTTTTTGATAACAGTTCTACCCAAAATGCAATTTCACCGCCGCCGAGTTGTATTACTTGTTGCTTTTTAAAATCTTCAACAGCATGGTTAGCTCTGAGGTATTCTGGTGAAAACGTAATCTGTTTATCAGGGAAATTATTTTCAATTGAGACCCATCCTTCTAAGCTAATGGTTGATTTAATTAGAATTGGAACATCAGGGCAAGTTTCAAGAACGCCATATACGTTACGCATATCACAAGACCCATCATCTTCATTTTCTGGGGTACTTACCGCAATGATGACGCAATCAGCGTCTTCGTACCAATTTGTATATCCTAAAGCAGGGTCATAAACAATAACACTATCGTTTCCGCCAGCAAGAGCAAACGCGTGAGCCTTACCAACAAAACCGTATCCTGCTATTTGAATTTTCATATTTTAAGCCATTCCATATTATCAAAATCTAAATCAGAGTCTTTTAGTTTTTCAACATCTTTACTAGGATCGTCTTGTAATGATTGCCATACATGATAAATGTGGTTTTCAATTACGTAAGATGACTTTTCACAAACATATGTAGATTTAGTTGTTGTGAATATCCGAGACAAACCATCCTCTGATTCTTCATGTTTTAAAATACCACCTGAAATTTTCCATTCAGTTTTTGCGGTTCCTTCTGCCCATCCACATAATAAACGGTAGTGAGGTGTTTCGTGGTTCTTTACTTTAAATAAGATCCAACTGTCAGGGTTCCATTCTTTTGACATTTTTATATTCCATTTCTGTTAGTATTTCTTTGCCTTCTTTATCGTGGGCAATTCCTAGAGCAAGTGATTGTATGTCTTCAATCAAAACTTGGCACGCTTGAGCATCATATTTTTGCTCTGCCAAATCACTATATTGATTTCTAAGACGATGAACCATAACAGCTTTGTCTTTCATAACTTCTATACGTCTAATTAAATCTTCAATAGTATGTTGCATTACATTACGCTTTCATCTTCCCAACGGCGAAGGGTTTTAATTTTTTGCTCTTCTGTCCAATCAGCAAGATATTCGTTATCAGAATCAAATAACTTTATTGCTTCTTCCTGTGTTAAAACATTTCTATCAACGGTTTGTTCACCTAACCATTTTTGAGAAAATTCTTTAACTCGTTCTTCCATTACAAGTTCTTCAGCCCAGGTTAAAGCTTCTTTGTCGTTTCCTTCAAGTTTTGTATTTGGGTTTAATTTTTGCAATTCGCCAATTGGTACTGCGTATCTCATGCGGTGTGTTGAGACTACGGTTATCATTGCATAACGTTCATTACTCATCTTTTGCGTTTCCTTCTTTTATTTATCGGTCGCAAATGGTGCAAACCGTCTATTACACGATTAGGATATTCACCAAGGTAAGTACCCGCTACTAGATCCATAGGACCAATTAAATGTTTATGAAAGTGTTCTATTTCATTCCATTTATCTAACATTACTTTTGCCATGTTATCAAAAAAGTAATCTGATAATATTGGGTCATCTTCTTTATAATATGCGTATGCAGCCATAAGATACCAAGGAACCATAAGATTAATGTTTTTATCAAAAAAACCTTGTGCTTTAGTATCTAACATCATTTATGCGTCCCAACGATAAAATATATGAGCACCAAGACGGCCAATCTGTTGAAGGTCTTTAGCCCAACGCGGACTTACATAAGTTGCATGATAATGAGTAGCTCCTTCAGTAATACCACGATATTTTCCAAACTCAAGCAATTGGAATGCAATCATTTGAGCTTCATTCCAACGATCTTGATCTTGCGGATTATCAGATTTTCCGTCGCAGTACCAGCTAAACTGGCATTTATTGCGCTTCATTGAACCATCTGAATTTTTAAGGCCTTGCTGAACAACTTCACATATTGTGTTAGGATAACGTGTATCGTACTTTCTATTTAAAACTACATCTGCAACTCCAGCTTTATCTGCAAGGTTGCTGCCACGTGCTTCATAGTATATGTTCAAAGCCAAACAGTTAGCTTCTCCTTCGTTATATAGTCTTTCTTGTTCTGCTGCAATTACAGGTAGTGTAAAAGATCCTACAACTATTGTTCCAGTCAAAGCTGCGGATACTGTTGCTGCGATAATTTGTTTCAGTTTCATTGTCGTGCCTCAATTTATATTTATAGTTACTAATATAACTGATTCTATTGAGTATGTCAATGGTTATTTTCTATCTTGCCTTATTTGGTTCAAAACATTTTTAAGTTTAAACACAATACCAGTTTGTAGTGCTTCTTTAGACCAATAGCTTTCATCTTCAGTTAACGCATCAAGCGTATCCATAAGCATCATGTTTTGTCCACGTAAACCGTCAATATCGCTTCGTAGCATTGCCTTTTCAGATTTGTGTTGTTTGATTTCTTGCTGTAAGTAATGTACCCCAGCTTCATTTGGTTTGACTCGCATCAGCCGTACTTCTCAATGAAATTGTAATCTGAAATATAAATCCATTTAATAAAGTCAACTTGGTCTTTACTGAAATCGTCTGCAGTGATTTCTTTTACTGTAAAGTTTAGTACTTTGTTTATTTTAAAAAAGTTATTGACTTCATGTTTATTAATAACTTGAAACTCTTTAAAGTTTTTAGTATCAACAAACATGCACTGCGGATGGAAATGATGTACTTGATGCGCGCCTGATATCTTATGGAGATTTTTAAAGAACAAGTCTATTTTTTCTTGCTTTGTACACTCACCAAGGTTTTTACCAAACGAATTAAAAATATCTTTTCCATAATCATAATATCTTTGCCCTTCGGTTAAGTATACGTTAATTAAAGAAACAAATCTTTCAACAGGATCTGTGAACACGACGATAGGTGTACCTTTATCCTTTTTATTTTTTATGACTGCTTTATATTCTTTTGTATCTCTAAAAATTTGCTTTCGTTCAGGATGTGTTTCCTTAATTGTAACCGAACAACTTCTTGGCACTTCAAACCAAGTTTGTTTTTCATCAAGATCATATAATAAAGGCCATGAAAGTTTATTACACCAAAAGCATTCGCAAGGTGAAAACTTAAATTCTTTAAACAGGTCTGTTTCAGGTAAAAAGAAATCTCTTAACTTCTGATTTTGCAAAAGCATAGATGGAAGCTTGGCAAGTGGATATCTTTTCAACACATGGTCTGCAAATCCGTCAGGAGCAGGTCCACCTTCAACTGGTTGTGTATCCTTTACAAATTTCTTATATGCCCCATCGTTATAACCATCTAACGTTTTCATCCATTGGAGTTTATCAAAAGCGTGGGCAAAAGATTTGGCTTTTGTTTCACGTTGAGAATTTGTTCCCATCCATGCAAAGTGCCAACCAAGATCTTGTATCATTTGTCCGCCGTGCATTGCAAACTGTAGCTTAAATGGCATATTGCCACAACGAATGTTTAACATGCCGCCTGACCTATTAACCTGGTGTTTAGTTGCCATAAACATAGCTCGTTGCCAAATTCTAAAGGCACCTGTAGATTTATGATATACTCTTAAATCAGCTCGGCCTTGCAAATAAACTAAAGGTATTTTAAGAATAGAGTGATTACTATTTTGTTGAACAAGTTCAGCTAACCACTTAACGTTTTTAGGATCTACGATTTCGTCTGCATCGCCATATATAAAAACATCATCTGTATCAAAATCTTTCATACCTTCCATAACAGCATCTTTTTGTAGACGCTCGCGTACACGGCACAGTATAGATTCTAAGCTACTATTTCTACCAGCATTTTGCTGGTCAATCGGCATGACAATCAATTCATTATCATCAGGAATATCATGCTCAATGTAAATGATTTTTTCCATAGGAAGGCCGAGGTTCCTTGCAATTTCAAGAAACTTTCTTTCAACAGGCGCGCCGCTATGGGTCTTATTAGACTCAACGATGATAAAGTTATCAACCACATCTTTTAGCATATTAACTCGAAGCTGCAGAATTTCTTCGTTAGTCGGAGCAAAAAATGGAAAGCAATCTACAATTTTCATTTATGATCTTTCTAATATTGTCAGTCCGTTATTGTTTGTTCTATGGTCTCTAAATTTCCAATGAGGATTTACCATAATAAATTCAATAATGGCTGGAAGCAATCCTTGACCTTTGATTGCTTTACGGTTTGGATTTGAAGCCCATTCCATACTTTCGTCAACGGTACCATATGTATGAGTGTCGTGGAACGCTAAGAATTTTGTTGGTACATTGCCGTGCATAGCAAGTTCTTGTTTCAACTGAGCTTGTGAATGCCACGTATCAATAAACAACATATCAGTTGGTTCAATTTTAACTTGCAATACATCTTTAATGATATACTGTACATCTTTACCTGCTTCAAGCGCCTGCGCAAATAATTCAGTTACGCTTGCTTCTTCATAAATGTCATATGATCGTAATACTACGTCGCAGGTTAGGAATGCTCGAGAGCTCGCGCCACGACGAACTCCCATTTCAGTTACGTGTTTACAATGTTCAGCATAGTCTTTTAAAATCGGAAGATGCTCATTAATATCAGTAGGCTTTGCGGACCACTCATTATATGTTTGGTTTATAATTGTTTGAAAGTTCATACGTCAAGCCACCTTCTATTGTCTAAAGTCCACTGAACCACTTCAGCAATTCTTTCTCTAACAGGTTGTGGACGCCAACCCATATTCGCCATACGATCACCACTAAGAGCATAACGAAGATCATGCCCAGGACGGCTAGAATGGAAATCCATAAATTCATATTTAAGTTCCTTTCCTTGCGCGTCAGCAATAAGATTTGCAAGTTCTAAATTGTTAAGCTCTGTTGCGCCGCAGATATTAAACTTAGGACATTTAATGCCACTATTGTTTGACATATCTAAAGTGCGGTTGTGTTCTAACAAAAACATAGTTGCGTCAGCAACATCTTCGGCATGAATGTAATGGCGGGATCCTGGAATTGTTTTACTTGCATCGCTATGAATAGTAACAGTTCCACCATCTCGTACATTCCTAATAGTCATAGGAATAAACTTTTCAGGATGTTGACGTTGGCCAAACACATTCATTGTGTGAGTAATATAAATTGGCATATTATAAGTATTCTGATATGCAACAGCCAATTCCTCAGCTCCTGCCTTAGATGCTGAATATGGATTGGTACAATTATAACGATCATATTCGTCGTACTTAATTCCATCTGGAGCAGGTCCAAATACTTCGTCAGTTGAAAAGTATAGAAACCGTTCAAGATTATCTTGCCGGCGGCCATAATCTAAAAGATTAGCTGTACCTACAACGTTATCCATAACAAATTCCATAGGACGCTCAATAGAGCGGTCAACGTGAGAACCCGCGGCAAGGTGCGCGATAATATCAACAGGACCAATGTCTGCTTCAAGCATTGGGTTGATTTCAGCCTTTAAATCGTGAAAGATCGTCCGTACGCGTTTGCGCTCAGTAGGAGTTCGTTCCTGAAGTAAATCATGGAGACGATTGAGATTGCCGCTATAATCTAAACGATCAAGCGTTACAATTTCCCAGTCTGTTCGGATGAGTACCTGATTAATTAAATGGTGAGCAATAAAACCACCGCCACCAGTAATTAGAATACGTTTTGCCATAATATACCTTTCATCATATTCATATTATATAAGTTTATTTATTTACTTTAGCCAACCAATCTTTTTACCATCGGCAATACGTTTTTCAGCAATTGCTTGTGAACCTGGATAACGCCATGCCCATGTAACAATTAAGGCAAACGTAATAAACAAATAAAGTGTTGCTTTTTCATTACCTGTACCAAAATACATAAATGCTAAAGATGTCGACATAACTGCAACCATTAACCATTTGGCTGCGGTTGGATATACTCTGTACTTTGACCAGTTTTTAACGAATGGACCAAACCGCGGATGGTTCATAATCCAATTGTGTAGTCTGTCACTTGATTTAGCGAAACAAAACGTTGCGCCGAGAATTGGTGTTGACCAAGGTAGACCAGGTAGTAACACACCAAGATATGCTACACCTACTAAAATAATTCCTAGGCAAAACCAAAAAGCTTTTTTAATTTTTGTCATATTATTATCTTTCTGTAATCTTCTGCCAAAGAACGCAGATTCAAGTTGATTCATTTAAGCACCTCTTTTAGTGCAGTTACCAACTCAACCATCATCACATCAGTGTGATATGGCGTTGGTGCAATTCTTAATCTTTCGCTACCGACATCAACAGTAGGTGAGTTAATTGCTTGAATATAAATGCCATATTCATTTAGCAAACGATCGCTGGCTTCTTTACATTTAAACGCATCATTAACCATTACAGGAACAATGTGAGTGCAAGCATTAGGGTGTATAGGAATACCAGCTTCTTCAAGCATTAATTTTAATTTTTCTGTTCGTTCTTGGTGTCTGGATCGCAAGCCTGTATGATCTTTGAGAAATTTGACTGAGGCAATTGCTCCGGCGCACACGGCGGGCGATATACTTGTTGTAAAGATGAACCCACTAGCCACGGACCTAATAGCGTCAACAACAATACTATCCCCACTAATATACCCGCCTTGAACTCCGAAGGCTTTTCCAAGTGTACCATTGATAATATCTATCCTTTTTTCTAAACCGAGGTGTTCACAATAACCTGCGCCTGCATTGCCATATAACCCAACTGCATGGACCTCGTCAATATATGTGATAGCGTTATATTTATCTGCTAAGTCAAGTATCTCTTCAATAGGAGAAACATCACCGTCCATAGAATACACAGATTCAAATAATATGCAAGGTACTTGTCCGCATTCTGTTGCCATAACCAATGCTTCTTCAAGATCTTCCATATCGTTATGACGGAATACAATTTTATCAGCACGACTGTGTTTAACACCCATAATTATAGACGCATGGTTTTTATTATCTGATATAAAGCAAATATCTGGTATGATACGGCTAAGAGCAATGATTGCCCACTCGTTTGCAACGTATGCACTTGAAAACAATAATGCAGCTTCTTTTTTATGTAAGGTCGCAAGCTCGCGTTCAAGCGTAACATGGTATTGTGATGTTCCGCCAATATTACGTGTACCGCCGGAACCTGACCCTGTTTGGTCAAGCGCAGTATGCATAGCG